TCTTCGAGCGCATCCTCGTCCACACTAAGGGGCGATGGGCCGGCGAGCATTTCGCGCTGCTCGACTGGCAGATTGATCGTATCGTGAAGCCGATCTTCGGGACGCTCAATGACGATGGCTCGCGCCAGTACCGCACCTGCTACGTCGAGATTCCGCGCAAGAACGGAAAAAGTAGCCTTGCCGCTGGCCTCGCTCTCTATATGCTCACTTCCGATGGGGAAATGGGCGCGGAAGTCTACGGCGCCGCCGGCGACCGCGAGCAAGCGTCGATTGTCTTTCGCGCTGCGAGCGATATGACGAAGCAGTCATCGCTCTTGAAAAGTCGGCTCGAAGTCGTCAACTCGACGAAGCGCATCCTGTATCGGAAGACGGGGTCGTTCTATCGCGCGATCCCCGCCGAAGCTGCGAGCGCGCACGGCTACAACGCGTCGTGCGTCATCGTTGATGAAGTGCACGTGCAGCGCTCGCGCGACCTGATCGACGTCTTGACGACGAGCGTCGGCGCGCGCGCGCAGCCACTCATTTTCTACATCACGACGGCGGGGTTCGACCGGACGTCCATCTGTTGGGAATTGCACGACTACGCGCAGAAGGTCGAGAAGGGCGTCATCGTCGACCCAACGTTCCTGCCGGTCATCTACACGATTGACGAAAGCGACGACTGGCTCGAACCGGAATCATGGGCGAAAGCGAACCCGAGCCTGGGGCAGACGATAACGGGCGACTTCTTAGCGCTCGAAGCGAAGCGCGCTGAAGAAGTGCCCGCCTACGAGAACACCTTCAAGCGTCTCTATCTGAACATCTGGACATCGCAAGAGACGCGATGGCTTCAGATGACGACGTGGGACACCTGTAAAGACGCCGTCGACTTAGAAGCATTGAAGGGGCGCGTCTGCTTTGCCGGTCTCGACCTGGCGTCGACGACGGATATCGCGGCGCTGGTGCTCGTCTTTCCGCGTCGTGACGGCGACGACAGCGAGCCGAAAGAGGATGACGATGAAATCGAATCGCTGCTCAATGAGCCTGACTCTGACGCTGAGTCGACGGAGAACGATCCAGAATCGTCAGAAGACGATGCAAAAGACGTCGAACCCTACAGCGCGCCCCCTGACGTCTCCTACGACGTCTTGCCGTTCTTCTGGATACCCGAAGACAACTTGCGCGAGCGCGTGCGACGCGACGGCGTCCCGTATGACGCGTGGGTGAAGCAGGGCTTCATGACCGCGACGCCCGGCAACGTCATCAGCTATCGCACGATTGAGCAGAAGCTGGACGAGTGTGCGCGCGCGTATGACCTGGTCGACGTCGGCTTCGACCGTTGGGGCGCGACGCAGCTAGTTCAGAACTTGCAAGAGCAGGGGATGGAGGTCGTTCCCATCGGGCAGGGCTTCGCGTCGCTGAGCGCGCCGACGAAAGAACTGCTCAACTTGCTGCTCGCGCAGCGCATTCGCCACGGCGGTCACCCGGTGCTACGCTGGATGGCAGATAACGTGAAAGTCGAGATGGACGCGGCGGGGAACATCAAGCCGAACAAGGCGAAGTCGAAACAGAAGATCGACGGTATCGTCGCGCTTATCATGGGCATCGACCGCGCGATTCGGCAGGGCAACGCCGGTAGCGTCTATGAAGAACGGGGGTTGCTCGTCATCTGATGCGTGTTCTCATCGCATGTGAGTTCTCCGGCATCGTGCGAGACGCCTTCATTCAAACAGGGCATGACGCTGTGTCCTGTGACTTGATTGAGAGTGAACGAGTTGGTCCCCACATACAAGGTGACGTTCGTGCACTGCTAAACGACGGGTGGGATATGCTGATCGCCTTCCCTCCCTGCACGTACCTGGCTCGCAGTAGCGCGCGTTGGTGGGGAGACGAAGAACGCGAGCGCAAGACGACTGAAGCGCTCGCGTTCGTGCTCGACCTGTGGAATGCTCCCATCGAGCGCGTCGCTATCGAGAACCCTATCGGGAGGCTAAATCAACTATGGCGCTATCCAGACCAGATCATCCAGCCGTCGCACTTTGGTGCACCGTATCGAAAGTCGACATGCCTGTGGCTGCGAAAATTGCCGCCACTGATGGCGAGTCTTATCGTTGCTGACCCGGTCTGTTTCATGAACTCGAATACAGGGAACCGTCACTCTGATAGCAGAGAACGCATAAGAGGACCAGCAAGGAATTGGAAGGATCGGTCGCGAACGTCACAAGGCGTCGCTCAAGCGATGAGCGCTCAATGGGGAGGATAGTATGATCGGCATTGACTTACTGCGCTGCGCGTCATGTCACGTCATTCTCGCGGAGAAGCTGCGCGTCGACGACGCGTCGAAGCTATATCTCGTCTGTTGGAAGTGTCAACATCAGAACGTCGTCGGCGGCGAAGCGCTCAATCAGATTGAGATGCACGAGGTGCCGATGACGCCCGACTTGCTGCGTCAAGACGAAGTCAAAGTCGAGCCGCTCACGGTCGAGCGCAAAGTACGCCAGACGACGCGCTCACCGAACAAGACGTAGGAGACGAAGCGATGCCAATAGAACGCGACGAGCGCGGACGTATCAAGACGCTGCTTGGCTTTCCTATTATCTACAGTGATGCTCCTTTAGGGATTGGACTATGGGCGCTCGCGAGCCGAGTCGGAGAAGTCATCGAGATTAGCATTCCGTCTGCGAATGTTTTTGAGCGTTTCAAGGTCATCAAGATTGACGCACCGACTCAAACTATCGCGCTGGCTGCGATAGACGAACAGGAGGCTGGTTGATGCCCGTCGAACAATGGCGCTGCGAGAACTGCAATCATCGCCTGGGTGACATCTCGCGCCCGCACGGTCTCATCGCGCGTATCAAGTGCCCGAAGTGCGGCCATATGAACGTCATGCGCATCGACGCGCCGTCGGCGGAGACGAAGCCCGTCGCGTATGAGACGCGTTAAGCATTTGACAACATCGCAGATTCCGTGTATCTATAGCACAACCCATATTTGAGGGGGCCGGCGAAAGACGGAGGGGTTGCCCTAGAGGGACCGCGAGGAATCTAGGGCGTTGAATCAAGGCGCGGACGTTCTTCGCAGCGACGTTACGTAGATCGCGTAGCGGCTCCCAGCCACTCTTGCCCGGAGACATCGAGCGCCCACGAGCGCCCCGCCAACGGCCAGTGAGCCGCGTTCACTGACTGCAAAGGTGCTCGTGGGCTTCGATGTCTCCGACCTCCGCATCGTCCTCTTTGTCGCGGGCGCTGCTCTCGTGACTGCCGCTGCGACGCTCTTTCTTCTCCCCGTTGGCCTCGCTGTCGCCGGTGTCTGCTGCTTCGCAGCGCTCTGGCTGCTGCGCTAATGGGCTGGCTATCGCGTCGCATTGGCGGTCTGCACGAGCGCATCATGTCGCTCAGCGAGCTCGATGCGCTGATGGATCGCGTCTATTACGGCTTGCCGACCTCGTCGGGAACCTACGTCAACGTCGACACCGCGCTCCAAGCCTCAGCCGTCTGGTCGTGCGTCCAAGCAATTAGTGAGAGCATCGCGTCGCTGCCGTGTCTGCTCTATCGCGACATCCCGACTGGCGGGAAAGAGCGCGCGACGTGGCATCGGCTGTACTCGATGCTGAAAAACGGTCCGAACCCCGAGATGACTGCGCGTGAGTTCTGGGCGCTCGCTTTACGGCATCGTCTGACCTGGGGAAACTTCTACGGGCAGATTATCGTCGACGACTACGGCGCGAAAGAAATCTGGCCGCTCGACCCATCACGGTGCAAATGGCAGCGCGACAAGAGCACGAAGAAGCTGTACCTCGTCTATCGACGCACGGCGACTGATGTCATTACCTTCGATTTTGAAGAAGTCTTCCACCTGAAAGGCCCGACGCTCGACGGCATCACTGGGTTGTCTCCAATCGCGTACCAGCGTCAGACGATTGGCCTCGATATCGCGGCGACCGAGTACGCGGCGCGCTTCTTCGGCAACGGCAGCGTTCCTCCCGGTATCTTGAAAGCCAAGGGGAAGATGAGCGATGCCGCCGTGAAACGTCTCAAAGCTGACTGGGAGCGCTTGCACGCGGGGACGTCGAACGCGCATCGCGTCGCGATTCTCGAAGAAGGCGTCGAGTATGAGAAGATCATCATACCCCCCGAAGACTCACAATTCCTACAGACGCGCAAGGCGACAAAAGAGGACATTGCAGCGATTTTTCGCGTTCCTCCCCACAAGATCGGCTTGCTTGAGCATACGAACCGCGCATCGATTGAAGAGCAAAACATCGAATGGGTCATAGATACGCTCGTCCCTGAGTGCGTCCTGATCGAGCAGGCTGTTCAGCGCGATCTTATCAACATTGGCGACGGCAAGCGCGGCATTTACTGCCAGTTTCAAGTCGATCAACTGTTACGCGGCAATATGCAAGCGCGCTACGCCGCCTACGCACAGGGGCGTCAGTGGGGCTGGCTCAGCGCTGATGACGTGCGCGAACAAGAAAACCTCAACCCGCTCCCGAACGCTCAGGGCCAAATCTATCTGACGCCACTCAACATGATCGCAGCTGGCTCTGCTCCAGACGATACGAACCCGCCGACGCCCGCTGGACCGGCGGTTGCTCCAAAAGACGAAGACAACCCGCCCGCGACCGTCTTAAAGCCGGGCGGGATTCCGACGACGAACCCGAACGGGAAAGCTTCGCTGCGCGACTTCGCGCTCGTTCTCTCTGAGCGCACGAGTCTGAACGGCCACAACGGAAGGAGCCATTAAGACATGGGCGTCATTTCATACAAGAAGACACCGACAGACGATGGCACGTGGGACGCCGGCGCGCAGAAGAAGAAGCTTGGCGATAACGAGAGCGACCTGCGCGCTGCGCACGCGTGGGTTGATAGCGCTGAAGACCCGACGACGAAGGGCGCCTACAAGTTTATTCATCACTTTGTTGGAGAGGATGGCTCGGTTGGCGCTGCGTCGACCGTCGCCTGCTCGTCCGGCATCGGCATCTTGAACGGTGGACGCGAGGGGACGAACATCCCGGAAGGCGACCGTGGGGGCGTCCACGCGCACCTCGCACACCACCTCGAAGATGCCGGCAAAGACGCGCCGGAGCTAAAGTCTGGTCGACGACGGACGGTGCGCGCGTGGGATTCGAGCGAGATGCCTCCCCACCCGCACGACGACATGTCGCACGAGCACGCGCATACTGCTGACGACGGCTCGATCTACGCGCACAGCCACACGCACCACCACGACGACGGGACCGTTGGGCACGAGTCCGATGCGCACGACCACACCAGCCTCGACGCCTTCGGTGGTCGCACGAAGCACCGCTCGACGCGCGCGGGCGATCCGCTAGTCCACCCGCACGACACGGCGAGCCACGCGCATACGCATACGAGTGACGATCCGAAGGACCCCGCTGGCACGGTCTACAGTCATCAGCACGCGCACAGTCACGGCGACGGCAGCTTCGACCATCAGAGCGAAGCGCACGACCATAGCGGCGTGAACGCGGCGAAAGAGAAATACAGCGCGAGCGACCCCGACAACGACAACGATACTGATGTTGTCTCTTTGGGGCGTCGTCGACCGCGAGAAGCGACGCGCGCGCGTGCGTTCAATGACCGCGCGTCTTCTGGCGAGCGTCTGGCGCGGATGACGATGCGACCGCCGCACCTACGCGCGAAGCAAGATGGCTCGAAAGCGATCAACGGTCACGCAGCCGTCTTCGGGCAGATGACGCAGATTGAAGACTGGTTCGGCGTCTACATGGAGAAATGCGACGCTGGCTGTTTCAACAAGACGCTCAACGATGGCGCGGACGTGCGCTGTCTGTTCAATCACGACCCGAACATCGTCCTGGGGCGCACGAAGTCAGGGACGCTGCGCTTAAACACGGATGACATGGGGCTCGTCTATGACTGCGACCCGCCGCCGACGCAGTTCGCGCGCGACCTGATGGCTTCGATGGAGCGCGGCGACATCGACGGCTCATCGTTCGGCTTTCGCATCGTCCGCGACCGTTGGGGGACCGTGCTCGACCCCGATGGCGATCAAGAGCAGGACATGCTCGACTGCCGGACGATTCTCGAAGTCCAGTTATATGACGTGTCGCCCGTCACGTTCCCCGCGTACCCGCAGACTGACTCCGCGCTGCGCAACGAGCTACGTCGCACGGGCTTCGATGTCGACAGCGTCACGCGTATCCTGCTGCGTTCGTCGCGCGGTTTGCCGATGCTGCCGCACCAGGTCGAGATGCTTCGCGACGCGATCAGTCACTTGCAACGTCTACTCAGTTCGGGTAATGCGCCCGCGCCGACCCGTTCGGGCCACGCGCGCGCTCGACGCGACCCCGCTCCGCCGGCTCTGACGAGCCACGGAGATGACGCGCTGCTCGAACAGTTCATGCGCTTCGAACAGACAATAAAGGGGTAGGAGAGTATGCCACAACTTGCCGAGATGATTAGCGAGCGCGCGGAGATCGCGCGCAAAGGTCGCGATATTCTCGAACTCGCGGTCGCTGAGCGACGCGAGCGCACGCCCCAGGAAGAGCAGCAGCTTCGCTACTTCGTCGCGCGCGGCACGCAGCTTTCCGGTTGGATCGAGACCGAGCAATCGTTGCTCGGGATCGAGGAACGCACGTACTTGCCGCATCGCGAAGCCGAGAAGCCGTTCCCGGACCTCGAACCGTCGATGCGCACGCCGAGCGGGAAGCGCTTCGCGTCGTTTGGTGAGCAGCTAACGGCTATCGTGAAAGCAGCGACCGGACGCGGCTTCGACAGTCGTCTCGTCGAAGTGCGCGCGGGCCAGGGCATCACTGAGACCGTCTCGTCAGACGGCGGTTTCCTCGTCCAACCGGAGTTCGCGACCGAAATCTTCAAGCGCGCGTATGAGACGGGCCAGGTCTCGTCACGCTGCCGGCGCATCCCCATCGGCGCTCAGTTCAATAGCACCAAAATCCCCGCGATCAACGAATCGAGCCGTGTCGACGGGTCGCGTTGGGGCGGCGTGCTCTCGTACTGGGTCGGTGAAGGTCAGACCTACACGGCGACTCGCCCGAAGTTCCGCTTGATGGACTTGACGCTCAAGAAGCTGACCGGCCTCGCCTACGCGACGGATGAGATGCTGCAAGACTCGCAGCTTCTCGAATCTATCATCATGGAGGCGTTCTCCGAAGAAGTCGCCTTCAAGACGGACGACGCCTGCATTCGTGGCACCGGCGGCGGTATGCCACTCGGCGTCTTGAATAGTCCGGCACTCGTCACGGTTTCGGCAGCGTCGGGCTCAGGCGCGCGTCTGTTGTCAGCGGATATCTTCGCGATCTGGTCGCGTTGTTGGGCGCGCTCGCGCGCTAACGCCGTCTGGTTCATGAACCAGGACGTCGAGCCGCAACTGTACGCCTTGACGCTCGGCACGGCGACGGTTAACCAGGCCGTCTACGTTCCGAATGGCGCGATTGCCGGCGCTCCCTACTCGACGCTGATGGGGCGGCCGATTGTCCTCATCGAGCAGGCGGCGACGATGGGGACGGTTGGCGACATCATCCTTGCGGACATGTCGCAGTACGCGCTCGCGGACAAGGGCGGGCTTCAGATGGCTGCGTCGATGCACGTCGCGTTCCTGACCGACGAACAGGTCTTTCGCTTCACCTATCGCGTCGACGGTCAGCCCTTCTGGCAGCTTCCCCTGACTCCGTACCAGGGGTCCAACACCTACTCGCCGTTTGTCGTCGTCGCGACCCGAACGTAAGAGCGACAGACAGAGAGAGA